GCGATGGAACGCATCGAGGCGCTCATTCGCATTGCCTCGGCCCGGCCGGGCGGCCGGCCGCGCGGCCTGGCGATTGACGCGACCAACGAGAAATACTTCGCCGAGGCGGTTCGCAAAAAGTTTCGGAACATTCTCCCGGTCCATTTGATCGTCGCCAGCGAGAGCTTTGAAAAACCGGGCCTCGACAAGCCGACGAACTGGAAGGAATACCTCGGCAGCCAATACGTCGGCATCCTCGATGATAACCATCTCACGCTGCCGCCTCAATCTTATGTGAAGATGGACCATCGCCTGGTCCGGAAGGATCGCGGGAAGTTTGTTTGCGAACCTTCGCCCGAAGGCTGGCACGGCGACACTTTCGACGCGAGCAAACTGGCGGTCCATGAGTTGATCGGTAAGAGCGGCCCATTCACTTATACGCCGGTCATTATTCCCGGCCGCAATCCTTCACGCATCAACCGAAGACAGGGGCTCCTGGTATGACGCGCACCAAACCGATCCTTCGCTGGCCCGGCGGCAAGAGCCGGCTGCTGCCGAAGTTGATGCCGCTGATCAAACCGCATATCTGTTACGTCGAGCCCTTCGGCGGCGGCCTCGCGCTGCTGCTGGCGAAGGAACGCAGCAAGGTCGAAGTCATCAACGACATCAACGGTGACCTGATCGCGCTCTATCGCAATGTCCAATATCACCTGCCGGAAATTCTTCGCGAAGTGGATTTCATCCTCGGCTCGCGCAAAAACCTGAGCGACTTCCTGCAGCAGCCGGGCCTGACCGAAATCCAGCGCGCAGTCCGTTTCCTCGCCCGCAACAAAACCTCCTTCGGTTCGAACATGAAGGATTTTGCCATTTCGAGGACCGGCGGGGGCGGCGGCGGATTTTCGCGCGAGGGCAACGCGGCCCTTCTCGGCGAGGCACACAAGCGGCTCGACCGCGTGACCATCGAGCATCTGCCATACGAACGCATCCTCAAGCTCTATGATTCAGCGGGGACGTTTTTCTTCCTCGATCCGCCCTATGTCGGCTCGAAGCTGAAGACCTACTCGGCTTGGACGCCCGAGCAAATGAAGGAGCTGCGAGAGCGCCTGGCGGCCGTCCGCGGCAAATGGTTGCTGACGGTGAACGGCAGCGAAGACAATCGCCGGCTCTTCAAAGGCTGCCGCATACGGGTCACTCAGACCGAAAACCGGGCACTGAATGTCCGCACTCACGGCGGCCAAACCTTCCCCGAGTTCATCATCACCCCGAAATGACGATTCGCGCACAAATGCCCCAGGACGTAAAAGCTGCGGTCATGCCCGCGTCGGCGACGCAAGATGCCTGCACAATAGGCGCGGCACGGCGCAGCGACCAAGGATTTGCAAGCCGCGGTCGTCATGATGGGAAATTTTTGCCCGGTTTGGAGGTGCCTCGTGGCTGAGGCCGCTGTTGCCATCCTGCCGAAGCAATCGGTCGCCACGCCGGAAAGGGTCCTGCTTTCCATCCGGTCGCGCTTCAACCCGATCCGCAACCTGACGCCGGACCTCCTTTCGCGTTATCTCGACCAATTCCGGCTTGGTTACTTCCGCGAGCTGGCGATCACCTGGGACGCCATGGAGCGGCGCGACACCCGGTTGCAGACGGTTGCACCGAAACGGAAGAAAGCCGTCGCCCGGCGCGGCTGGGAGATTTTAGTCACCGACGACACGCCCGAGGCGCAAAAGCAGAAGGAAGTTCTCGAATACTTCTTCAACAACGTCTCGGCGACCTCCGCGCTCGAACCCAACGAGCAGGGCGGCCTCTCGCTCCTCGTCCGGCAAATGATGGATGCGGTCGGCAAGCGTTACGCCGTCCATGAAATCGTCTGGCAGCCTTCGCCCAATGGTCTGACCGCGCAATTTGTTTTCTGTCCGCTCTGGTGGTTTGAAGGGACGACCGGCCGGCTGCGTTTTCTCCAACAGGAATTCGCACTGCAAGGCATCGACATGCCGCCCGAGCAATGGCTCGTCACCGTGGGCGACGGCATCATGGAAGCCTGCTCGGTTGCCTACATCTTCAAGCACATGTCGCTGAAGGACTGGGTCGCGTTCTCCGAAAAGTTCGGCCTGCCCGGCCTGCTCGGCAAGACAGATGCCGGCATTGATTCGCCGGAGTGGAACGCGATGAAGGATGCGTTAGCTGGCTTCGCCACCGATTGGGCGGCCGTCTGCAATTCCTCCGCCTCGATTGACCTGGTCGAGACCAAGACCCAGGGCAATCAGCCGTTCGAACCGCTGGTCGAACGCATGGATCAGGAGATGACGCGGCTCTGGCGCGGCGGCGACCTCGGCACTTCGTCGCAGAAGGATTCCGTCGGCGCGACACTTCAAGGCGACGAAACCGCCGTGCTCGAAACCGACGATGCGCAATGGATCAGCGAAACGCTGAACCGCATTTCCGAGCAGGTCCTCGAATACACCTTCGGTCCCGGCGTCGAATGCCTGGCTTACCTCAAGATCACGGTCCCCGAGAAAAAGAATCTCGAACTGGAATTGAAGGTGGATGAATTCCTGCTTAGCGCCGGCGCGCCGCTCGCGTTGCAGAACCGGCTGGAATTCTACGGCCGCCCAGTTCCCGATGCTTCGGACGAACTCCTGCAGGCGCCCGCAGCTCCCGCAGCACCCACCGACCCATCGCTCGTAAATCCGGTGGCCCTGCGCAAGCAGTCGGAAATCGCAAATGAAGCGGCCCAGGCAGAAGCCCTTGCCAGAGCAGTGGCCTCCGATCTCGAACCACTGCGCCAGCGCCTCGACGCGGTCCTGCGCATCGCCGATCCGGAGCTGCGCGAAATCAAGCTGCGCAAATTGCTGGCCGATTTCGAGCAGCTCAAGAGCGACATCCTGGCCGATCCAAGTTCCGCCGCCGAAATCAATTCCATCCTCGCCCGCGCCTTCGTCGCCGGCGCGGAAAATAAACCCACGCTCAAATGAAAATTCACTTCTTTCCAACCATGGGTCGACGCACCTCCTCGTTCGCGAACACTGATGAATCGATGGCGGTCGCCACGTTCACGAACGAGCTGAGCGTCGGCGCCGATGGCTGGGCGCAGCTCGCGCCCTTCGGCGATTATCCCGGCCGCGCGATGCTTCGCCAGGCGGACGGTTCCTGGAAATTGTTTCCAGCGCTCCAGAAGCTCGACCGCCCGGCCGCCGAGGCGATGGTCGCGAAGTTCAAAACTCCCTGGCAAACCATCAAGCGTTACGTCACCGGCTGCCCGATCTATGTCGGCCATCCCGATGTGCCGGCGTTTGCCAATGAATATCCCGATAAGGTTTCGAAGGGGATGATCACCGACCTGCAGGTCCGCGACGACGGACTTTATTGCAAACCGATTTTCACGAATGAAGGCAGCGACCTGGTCGAGAACAAACGCTATCGCGCCTTCTCCGGCTATTGGACCGCTGATGCGACCGGCGATTCCGCCGCTGATGGCAAACCGATTTTCCGCCCTGGACTTCTCAAGTCCGCCGGGCTGACCAACAACCCAAACCTGCCCGTTCACCTGATGAACGAGCAACAAACGAAAGCACCCGACATGAAGAAAATCATTGCGTGGCTGGGCGGGCACGGGATCACCGTCGCCAACGAAGCCACTGAAGAGCAGGTCGAAGCCGGCCTCAAGCAGCTCGACCCCAAGATCGCCAGCATCGCCACACTCAACACCGAGAAGACGACGCTTGCGAATGAACGAGACGGCCTGAAGGTCGCAGTCGCCAACAGGGACACGACGCTCCAGACCCTCAATCAACAGGTGGCCGCCGCGCAAGCGGCCTTCGCGAATGAGCGCAAGGCGCGGATCGACGGAATCCTGGATACCGCCGTCACAGCCGGCCGCATCACACTGGCGCAACGTCCCGAGTGGGCGACGAAGCTCGCAGTCGAAACCAACTTCGCGAATGAGTCCGACGCGCTCTCCAAGCTCGCGCCGGCGATGAACACCACCTCGAAGACGCTGCAGATGGGCGACCGCAAGGTGAGCATCGCGAATGTGTCGGATCGCCGCGAGGCGGTGCAGACGCTCGTAAAGACGGAAATGGAAAGCAGCAAAAGCGATTACGACACCGCCTTCGCCCGCGTCCAGAAAAACAACCCGGCCCTCTTCGAGGCCATGAAACCCGCGGCTGCGACCGCCTGAACGCCCTCAACCACCGACGACAAAAACAACTGACCGATTCCAAATTATGAACTTCACGCTCACTCAAATCATCGTGGCCTGCCTATTGCTGGCCTCCATTGCGCTGCTGGCCTGGCGCGCGCGCAAACCGAAAGTCCACTTCGCGAACATTGCGGAGGGGAGGCGCGCGACCGGCAATCGCAGTTACCTGGCTGATGCCGCCATCGCGACGCGTTTCTTCGTCGTGAAACAGGGCAGCGACGCCGATCACATCGCCGCCTCGGCCGCGAACACCGACATTCCGCTCGGCGTTTGCACTGATGAACCCACTGCGGCCGAGGAATCCGCCAACGTGGCGATCTTCGGCGCCGCCCAGGGGACGATCAAGGTCGTCGCCCAGGCGGCCATCACCGCCGGCGCTCTCGTCCAGAGCAACGGCGATGGCAAGATCATCACCCTCAAGGCGACGACCGGCACCTGGTATATCCTCGGCCGCGCCATCACGGCCGCAGCCGCGGACGGCGATGTCATCGAAATCGCCCACTGCGTCCCGGTCCAGCGCGTCGTTCCCTGATCCGCAACCCTGAGCCCAAACAATCAACCAACAATTCCCGATCCAAACACTGAACATGAAAAATTCCACAATCATAACCGCCGAGCCGGACTTGATCCTGCCCGACCGCGGCGCCGGCTATCAGGCCGGGCAAATCCTCTTCGCGAACGACTCGCGTTTCGTGGGGACTTACTTCTCCGAACCGCTCACGACTTACGCCGTGGGCTGGCGGGACCCCAACGACATCGAGGCCACGCTCAACTTCATCGCCCCGCCGGTGAACGTCGGCCGCCGCTTCGAATGGAAGAAGGCGAATAACGCCGAGGAATTCCTGTCGGAGACCATTGACGACGAGCGCGCCATCGGCTCGGACTTCAAGGCGGTCGAATACACGCAGACCGACGTCACGGACAAGACCCTCAACAAGGGCCTGACCTACATCGCGGACCTCGACAACGTCACCGGCAACTGGCAGGCGGATAAAACCGCGAAGCTGATCCGCCGGCTCTACCGCAATGAGCTGCGCCGCGGTTTCACGGCCCTGCTCGCCGCCGCCACCAACCAGGCTTTGACCTGGGACACCAGCTCCGGAAAGAATCCGGACCGCGACCTGCTGACCGATCTGATCACCGCGACGACCGCGACCGGCGTCCGGCCCAATCGCGTCATATATGGCGACACGGCCTTCAACAAGCGCGGGCTGAGCTATGAAGCCCAGACGACCTCGACCGCCTTCGGCCAGATCGCCGCGTTGAGCATCGAACAAATCGCCCAGCGATTGATGGTGGACCGCGTGTTGGTCAGCAAGGAGCGCTACCAGAGCGGCGCCGCGGCCAAGACTGAAATCCTGTCGAACCTGGTCATTGCCTTCTTCGCCCAGGACGGCGTGGACACCGAGGACCCCTCGCACATCAAGCGCTTCCGTTCCGCATTCGATGCCGAACAGGGCGGCGGCTTCCTCCGCGTTTATGTCCAGCAGATCAGCAGCAAGCTGGTCGCCATCACCATCGAGCATTACTCGAAGATCGTGGTGACGTTCTCCACCGGCATCCGGAAGTGGACGATTAGCTAAGCGGTTCGACGAGCTCACCGTGCTAACAGCACAACAACGTTCCGCCCGTGCCAGGGTCGCGCGACAGGTAAAAGTCGCGCGGCTCTGCACGCGGCTGGACCGGCATGTCATCGCCGCCGAGAAATTCAAACGCGGCGCCACTAAGGCTGCGCACCTCGCGGCGGCGGAACAAACGCGCCAGGAACTTCGAGCCATCGATCACTGACGCATGCCCGCCTGGATCACCATCACGCTCGCTGACCTGAACGACTACCTGGTCGGCGCGCAGGTCACGGCCATCAACACGGCCGCGCGGGCCTCGGGGCAGACGGACCGCTTCACCGGCGCGATGACGGATGCCGTCAACCGCATCCGGCTCAAGATCGCGAGCTGCAAGACGAACCAGTTGAGCGCGACGCCGCTCACGGTCCCGCCCGAGCTGAAGATGGCGGCCTGCTATTTCACCATCGAGAGCATGCAGGCGGCGATCCCCGGCCTGAAGCTGACCGACGACCAGAAGAAGAAGATCGAGGTCCTCAACACGGACCTGAACCGGATCGCCGATTGCAAGGATGTCGTCTCGAAACCTGAGGACCCGGAGAACCCGAGCGAGGCGCAACGCGGCGCGTCGTTTGAGAAGGTGAGCGGAGAAACGCGGCGCGCAACGCGCGGCAAGCTGAGCGGATTGTAATGTTTATGCAGCAACAACGCATAATGCCAGGGCGAATATTCGCCGCCCTGCAATTTCTCGACTATACGCGCGTCGTCACTGCCGGCTATGGCGATGAAACCGTTCCAGGCAAGGGCACACGCGAACTGCATGAGAAGGAAAAGCGAGTCAAGGACGCCGCACTGCAGGTGCTGCTGGAATATTTCCAGGCTGATGGCGATGACGATGCGGCCGGCGCCGCGGGCGATCCCGCTCCAAATCCACAAGTCCCCGTTCCCAAATGAACTTTTTCGCGGAAGCATTGAAGCACCTGATCAGCAAAAAGATTCTGCCGACTGATTTGTCATCAGCCGAGGTCCGCCAGATCGATGCTTCATTGCGCCGGCAATCGCTATTTTCCGCGCGGACGACGCTCACGGATTATCTGGAGGACATCAAGGCCTCGGTCGAAAGCCTGGTCAACCCGAAGACGAACACGCGCGAGGATCGGAAGACGGCCGCTAACCCGGAGGGCAAGGTCACCGAGGGGCTGAACCCGGCGACGGCGCGTGAAACTTTGCGGGACAGCTTGAAGAGCCGCGGTTACCTGGCCGGCGAGGACCTCGGGACAATCAAGGACCTGGCGAGCGACGCGCGGCTCAATCTCATCATCAAGACCAACACCGAGCTTGCCCAGGGCGCGGGTCATTTCGCGCAGCAGAATTTGAATGACGACGTCGTGGACCTTTACCCGGCGCTGGAGCTGGTCCGCTTCGAGGACCGCAAACAGCCGCGTGATTGGGAAACGCGCTGGAACCTGGCCGCGCAGGTTGCCAACGACCCCGCTGCAGCCGGGGTGCTGGAACGCAGCGGCCGCATGGTCGCGCTCAAATCCTCCGGCATTTGGGACGCCCTCGGCGATGGTGCCGGCGGATACATGGACACGCTCGGCAATCCTTATCCGCCTTTCGCCTTCAATTCCGGGATGTGGACGCAGGACGTTTCCCGCGCGGACGCCGAGGAACTCGGCTTGCTCGACCAGGGCGAGGAAGCGAAACCCGCCGCTTTTGATTTAGGCAGTCTTTTTTCCATCAGCACATGACCAACAAAACACAATTCAACGGGACGGTGAAAATGTTCAACGAGCTGAAGGGCTTCGGCTTCATCGAATGCAAGGAGCGGAGCGGCGATACCTTTGTTCACATGTCCCAGATCCGGGGAGCAGGAGGGAAGGTCCTCCACAAGGGCGATCAGGTCTCCTTCACAGTCGGTCAGGGCCGCAAAGGTCCCGAGGCCCAAAACGTCACCGTCAATTTGCGCGCATGATTGCCTACGACGCCAGCGTCAAGGACGGAGCCACGCCGAGTATCCGGCGCCTGGCGTCCGCGCTGACGCCGCGTCGTCTCAATGCCACGGTCGGCCCGGCCGCAACGAAGCTCACGCAAAAGCATTTGCTCGCCAATCCGCCGAATAAGCGGGGATTTCCCACGACGAACTTTTGGTCGCGCGCTGCCAAGGCGACGAACTGGGCGGAGACGAACGAAGGCCCGCGGGTCTCTATCGCGCAGATCGGCATGCGCCAGCGTTATCACGGCGGCGTCATCAAACCTGTCAATGCGAAGGCGCTGACGATTCCCGTCGCGGCCGAGGCTTACGGCAAAACGGCGGCGGATTTCGGCGGGCAATTGAAACTGGTTGTCATTCCCGGCAAGGGCGCATGGCTGGCGAAGGCGAGTTTCGAGGACCGTTCGACGGGCTCACAGCGGGGACGCAAGAAACTGCAAGGGCCGGGCCTTTCCACGGTTCGCCAGCGGTTGAAGTTCCTTTTCCGATTGAGCGCCGGCGTCAACCAGGATGCCAACCCGCAAATCATCCCGACCACCGATGAATATGGCGACACCGGCATCAAGGCCATCCAGGAGGCGCTGCCAACATGACCACCGGTATCCTTGATTCCATTCAGCAGGAAATAGCCGATTTGATTCTGGCCGATCCTTTCTTTGAGGACATCGCGGTCCTGACCGAGCATACGAAGGAAATCGAGAGCGAGATCAATCGCGCGCTCGGGCCGCTGAACGAAAGAGGCGGCAAGATCGGCGCCGTCGTCATCGTGCTCACGCCCCAGGCCAAGATCAGCTTCAAGGACGTGTTCGGCCCGTTCTTTGACGACATCAAAGTCGTCGCCCTGGTGAGCGTGAATCCGACCGTCAATAACGACGCGAGCGGCACGGGCAAGACCGCCTCGGCCATCGCCGAAAAAGTCGCGACGGTGGTCCACCAGCAAACGGTCAATTCCTCGAACGGTCCCGTCGTGGCGGATGATCCAGGCATTACCACGATTGAAGACGAGTTCGATTCGCGCAACGTGCATTTCCGGACTGCCGGCGGCGTGGCTACCGCGCCGCCGCAGGTCGCAACGCCGATCATCGCCGAAGACCACGGCGCATTTACGATCACCTGCGCCACGCCTGGCGCGGCCATCTTCTACACTTTGAACGGCAAGAACCCGGTCCCGCGCGTCGGGACATTTTACTCCGCGCCATTTTCCGCGGGCAGTGACCTCACCCTCAAGGCCCGCGCCTGGCTCGCTGGATACATCGCCTCTGAAACCGCCCAAACCACCACCTGATTATGCCCACTCCAGTTCTCCCCACCCTCATCATCGGCCCGGCCATCATC